CCGTTAGGTAAGTTAGATCCTACAAAGTGTAATACACCACTTTGGTAATCAAAGAACCATTCGTCGTCGTTACCAGAACCTGTAGCAAATACTTGGGTGCCACTAGCGGCGGCGTTCCCTGCATCTGATGCAGTATGTATATAAACCTTTACTTGATATGTTGAACCAATCTCAGGTGATATCCAATCTGTTAATGTTGTTTTCCAAGTTCTATTCGCTGTTGATGTAATATCTTGCGTACACTCCTGCGGTGCGGCTGTTGTATAAACAGTAACAACACCAGCACTTGAGCCTGGTATTGATGCAGGAATGCTTGATGCGTTCTTCCAAACTTTGTCACCACGTAGTAACAGCGGACTTGCTATGGCTTCGTTAGGAGCCTTTTTAAGTGCGTTTGTATCTGTTTTGGTGGCGCCATAACCTAGTTTTTTCCAAAGGTAGTCAACTTTCTGGGTATCTGAAACTGCCATTATGCTGCCTCCCCTATGCTAAGTGCGGTTACCGATTCGCCACTTGCTAACGCTATTCTTACCAACACTACATTACCTGTAGCGTTTGACATGTTCTCTGCACCAAGTGTCATTGTATAACCACCACTTAGTGAAACACCTGTTGCAATTCTATCACCTGATGTAAACGCGCAACCGTCACTACCGTTACCGCCGTTGCCTACATCACTGCCTGGGACACCACTACCACCATATGTTGTGCTTGAATCTATCCATCCATTTAGTCCACTGGCACTGTCAATAGCAGTGCCTGGTGAGGCAATCCATAATCCACTAATTCCTGAAGTTGATGTAATGTTAATATCAAAGTTAGCAACAACTTGTCTGCGGAAAGCAAATGTAAAGTATTGTGTTCCTGTGTCACCACTGCGATCAGGTCCTACTGGTAGGAAGCCTGTGCTGTAATCTGTTACGTCATATTTTAATACACCAAGTCTAATTGTTGCTTCTTTCGTTCCACTAACACCTGGGTCACTGGACTCAGTATAAAGGCTGCTAGTGTAAAAGTTTGTTGCGCCATTGAACGTTGGCGTGTCTGTGGTATCCGCTAAAAATGCTGTGCTTCGAATACCGTCGTCTGTATATGTTCCATTACCTAAACTGTCTGCTACAGCAATAACAAGTTCATTAATGCCTGATTGTGAGGCAGTATGAACATTAATGTCTGTTGCTGTAACTTCAGAGTAACTACTTGTTCCGTTACAGTTAGATGCTCTAACTTTTACTCTGTCTACAGTTCTTACACTACTTGATGTAATAGGTACGGATAATGTTCCTAGTGTGTAAGGTGAAGCAACACCTGTGTCGGTGTTTGGTATACCGAGTGTTAGCATTGAACTAGCACCATCAATCTGTGCGTATGTAAAGTCTGCATTGCTTGTGCCGGCACTCGATGTACCTTCTTGGTTTGTTCCGTTATCTACTTCAACAATAGAGCCTGTGTCTCTATAAGCCTGCCCCGTTAAGTTACTAATCTGTACACCAGTTAGGTTAAGTGTTGGACTTCCTGTGTTGTAGTATGGAACGCCTGAGATATATCGTTTTGTACCTGCTGTTCCTTCAGACAATGTACCTACGCTAGAAATAGTTGGTGTTGCTGTTACATCATCGTATACAACAGAAACATAGTTTGTATTACCTGTTGCGCTATGTTCTAATCTTTGGTCGTTTACACCAACAGAGTAACTACCAAGTGCTTGTGTAATCTTAGCATCAAACGTTTGGTAAAAGCCTGTTGGGTATGTTGCTGAACTAATTGTGTCATTCGCATCACGTTGGTCACTTACAACAAGTGATGTAAATGTACCGTTCTCGTTTAGTGCGGTTGTAAATGTTTTGTTACCACTATCAACACCGTTAATACTTGCTGTTAATGTTCCGCTTAATCCATTATACGCATTAGCAACTGTACTTGTATCAATTGTGCCACTTGTATAACGTCTTGCTGTCGTTGTTGTTAATGCCGCGCCGGCGCTCAAAGGACTTGTAGCACTATTGTCTGTAAACCCAGCGCAAAGTTTTGGACTTGTTCCTTGATATGAGTCGCTTAGTGTAATAGACTTCGTGCTTAAATCATCAGGAGCGGATGGTGTTGCATTCATTGTAAATGTAATGCCTGTGTCAACATCTGTTTGTGCTGTAATATCTGGAGTACCATTTGCAGTAAATGACAAGTTATAGCTGCCTGTTGATTCGCCTGTATAGTCGTGATCCAATGTTGCACCTATAGAACCAGCACTTACACCATCTTCAGTAGGAGTATCATTTGCGCTACCATCAGCCCAATTATATATGTAATCATCTGCGTTTTGTGATGTGTTTGTTGCTCTTACTAGTGCTCTGTTATTGCCACTATAGTCTGTGTAATCGTAAATGTCATATTGGTTATCACCGGATCTATCACTTGTTGTTACTGCTGTAGCCGCAATATTTGCTCTAACATCAGGCTCAACGTGAACTGTAAAGTCGGAACTAATAAATGGACTACTCGAGTGGTTACTAATAACTCTCAAGTTACCAGTATAATCCACTGGTGTACCAGATGCTTGATTTCCAGAACTTAGTGCAAATGTGTGAGCAATAGTGTTACCTGTGTCACCACTTCCGCCTGTGCCAACATTTACTGTTGTATTTGAAGTGCCGTCACCCCACTGATATTGGTATTGTATACCATATGTTGCATAACTGCCAATTGTACTTTCAGTAGTGTTAGTAAAAGTAATTGGCAATCCGCTTGTACCTTCTTCGTTAATACCGGTTGTTCCACTTAATGTAACAGTTGGAGTATGGTCATCGTAAATTTTATAAGCAGTGTCATCATCTGTTGGAATAACACTTGGGTCCGCTGTATTATGCGAGTCAAGTGTCAAACTAACTGTTCTTGTTTGTTCTTCTTCGGTGCTGGTAGTGAACGTGTGTGCTAGTCTTGCGCCGGCACTGCCTCCCGCATCACTGTCTGTATTAATAACATCATCACTACTTCCGTCACCCCAATCCCAAGTGTATTGTATTGTGGCACCACCGATGTTTGTTGTGTCGTTTTCAAAGTATACTGTATCGCCGTCGTCCCAATATGTAATTGGACTACCGCCACTAGAGGCAGTATATGCGGCAAATGATACTACTGGGTTAGCAGTGTAAATAATAATATAACCTGCTCTTACTTTACTTGCTGTACTTCCGGTACCACTACCACTGTTATTATAAGCAGTAACAGTAACATCAAATGGTGAGCCAACGTTAGAGTTATATGTATGTGTCGGTGTGCTATCACTTGTTCCAGTTGTTGTATTACCGTCGCCCCAGTTAATGTCATATCTGTTAGCATTGCCTGTGGCGGTAATAGTTAATGTTACAACAAGTCCAGCACCGCCTACTGTTTGGTTAGCAGTAAAGTCTACTTCTTTAACAAAAGTATTATTGCGAATGTTTTCAACAACTTCATTTAAATCATCAATAGCATCTGTTACTAAGGTGGATCCTGTCCAGCCCAAGTAAGCCGCATCCACTGTCAAGCTGCCATCTGAAGGAGTTCCTAATGTAATACTACTACCGCTAGATCCGCTAACTTGTGAATCAACATATGCTTTTGTTGCGGCGTCTTGTGCTAATACAGGATCAAGAACATTTTGAATGTTCTTATTTGATACTTGTATTTGGCCAGTGCCATTGGCATTTAATATTAAATTACCATCTGTATCTGTTGTAGTAATAGTATTAGTATCAAGTTCGATATTACCAACTTGCAGGTCGCCTGAAATGTCTAACGAATAGCCCGGCGTGTTTTGATTAATACCAATGCGTGAATTTGTTACATCAAGATATAATAAATCTGTTTCAAATGCTAAGTCAGTACCTTGCCTGACCAAATTTGGTTGTAACATTGGTCCCGATACGCGACCTATAGCCATACTATTCTCCGTTTAAAATTACTTTATACTAGTATTTATATAAGAGTTTAAAATATTAAACAGTGTCAAATCCGCTTAATGCTACAATAACGTGTGCGTTAGGTGGGGCAGATGTAAATGTAACCGTTGTTCCTGATACTGTATACGCGGTTGTTGCTTCTTGAAAAATGTTGTTAATAAAAATAAGAACATTTTCTTCTGAATCTGGAGTTGATGATAACATATTAAAAGCAGTTGTTGAGCCATCACCTGTGTCTGTATCTTTGGTGATAGTAGCAGTGCCTGGAATTCTAATAGGTTGCCATAAATTAATAACGTCATATGTTTCTAATGAATTAAGTAATGTATTAAATCTTATATCACCTGGATTTGGTGTGCCAGGACGGTCAAGGGTAGTACCTGCAGGAAGACCGACAGCGTCTTGTCTACCGAAGGTAACTTTATTATGAGTAAAGTATTGTGGTTGTGAAGCGTCAAAAGGCATTTTACAATCCTATGTAGTTAACAAATACGTTTACTGGAACTAATGTTGGTGTACCAGACCATGTTGGTGATGTATTACTTGCGTCAAACAATGCAACTTCAAATGAATCACCAGTTGATAGCAACCATTTATTACCAATAAATCCTGTTATTGTATTAACATGAATGTTTGATCCAGGATACAATGCATTTGCGTAACCTGTTGTCACTAAACTTGAAGAATATAATAAGTTATCAATGGAGTTTGAATCACCACTTGGAATTAAATTTATACTCCAATCAAAAAGTGATCCAGTATGTGAGTCTGTATTAAAAATAATAATATCAGTAACAGCGATGTCACTTGCCGCTGTAATAACTGCCGTTGCTGTTGTATTTGCTAAATTTGTGATTGCTATTGCCATAATTATATTTATCCGCCGAATACTAATGAGTAAGCAATTGATTTGCTTTTACTAATAAACTCACCAGTTGTTGTATTATTAACAAAATATAAACCTGTGCCGCCACCACTTGGTGTTTTAGAATAAACTTTATTCACTGTTGCTGTTGCACTTGGGTCACTGCCTTGATCTGTAAAATCTAACTGTACTGAAACTCCTGTTTCTTTTGCTAAAATAATATTACCAACACCATTTGGTGTTAATGTAATGTTGCCATCTACATTAGATGAAATAATATCATTACCGTTAATGTTAATATTATCAACATTAAGTTCACCTAAAATACTTATAACGTTTGTGCTATAGTTAAATGTAAAATTAGAGTTACCGCCTAAACCTGAACCTGTGTTGTATTGTAAATCGTACTGTGCGCCACCTGCTGATGCTGATGTCGCAATTGCGTCTGCGTAATCTTTTACTGCGGCTGTTGTTGGAATAGATGTGTCATTGTCGTTAGCACCAATTGTTTCTGCTTCTGTAATAATATCTGTAACAGTAACGCCGTCCAACTCTAACGCAGCCATAGAAACGTTTGCTTCTAAGTTTGCTGTACTTGCACCTACTAAGAACTTCCACTTATCTGTTGTTTCGTCCCAAGTAAGTATAGCATCATCTACACTACCACGGTCTACTGTAACACCCGCAGATCCTAGTGTAACACCTGCACCTGCTTCACCTTGGTTAAGTACGATTGTATTGTCTGTTATTGCTAAATCTGTTGTATCAACTGTTGTAGTTGTACCTGTTACAACAAAGTTACCTATAACGTTAACTTCTGATGCTGTAATGTTTACTTCGTTCGCGCCAACGTCAATATTATAATCGCTGTTGACAATTAGATTCTGTGCCATATTTTGTGTTTTCCATTGTTACTTCTAATGTTACTATTATTTATACATTTTTACAATAGAAAAAGGGTCAGACGTCTGACCCTTTTCCATAAAATATAAAATAACTATCTTAGTTATTATCTAATTGTACTGAATCATTTAATACTGCTGAATCAAATGACCACTTTTGTGATGTGCCGTCAGTAAATTCATGACCACCTGCACCATACTGTGTTAAAGTTGCTCTGCGAGCAGAAATCTTTGTTACATAGTATGTCTTACCAGATGAGTCCGTAGCACTGATCATCATTTCTCCAGCTGCGCTTGGTGTAGCTGCAACTAGTTTACATGTGCCTGTGCCGTCTGAGTTTGTAACTTTGAAGCGTCTTGCGGCTACTTGTTTAACAATATCGCCGTCTGTTTGATTACTACCGCCATCAACATATGATGAAAATGCGATTGCGTTAACACCAGATGTAGTTAATGTGGCTGTTGCTGTGGCGTCTCCGTTACCTTCTCCTGTTAAGTCAACAGTTGGTGCTGATGTATAGCCTGAACCTGGATTAGTAATTGATATTGAATTAACTGTGCCGTCGACTGGATCATCAACAACAACACCAGTTGCAGTAACACCGCCTGCAAGTTGAGGTGCGCTGAAAACTACTGCATCACCGTCTGTATAACCTGTACCAGCGCCTGTGACTGTTACTGAAGCAACGCCTTCGCCGCCTAGTCCTGAATCATTTGTATTACCAAAATATTTTTTGTTTAATGGTCTACCCATTTTATTTCTCCTTTTAGAAGTCCATTGCGGGTTCTATCCGCTACGAGGAGGGTTAGTCCCCATAAACTTACTACCCATTAGTAAGCAGTATTATTTAGTCAAGAAAAACCCCCCAAATAACGGGGGGTTATCTTTACAAAAAGTTCTAAACCTTATACAAATGATAGGTTTGAGATGTTGATTTTTTGTAGGTAGTCGCCAGCATTACCTAGTGATGATGCTGTGTTTGTTAGTGCAACATAACCATAACGTGTCATGAAGCCTACGACTGGCTCGAATGTATCAGGATCTAATACTGTACCTGATGACATTAGAGGAATGTATGGGCAATAGAAAGCGGCTGCGTCTGCTTCGCTTGAACCCTTATAACCTACTAGTACTGAATCGTTTGTACCTTGATATGTATCAACGTAAACTTTCATTGCACCGTTTAGTGTGCCAACCATCTTTTGGTTAACTGGTGCTTCAAATGAACCTTCTGTTGTACGAGCAAATGCACTTGTTGAAGCAGATTGAATTGCTGTTAGTGCGTCTGTACCTACAACTGCCCAGTTACCTGCACCACGACGTGTGCGTTGTGCGATAGCGTTGGCTGCTCTGTTCATTGTTACTGCCAATGCGGCGTGCTCGTCACCAACGTATGTTGCTGTACCTGAAACGCCTGTTTGGTCGAATGAGAAGTCTGTTGATGCGATACCACGTAGTGAACGTAGAATCTCTTGATCAATTTCAGCTGTAATCTCTTGTGCTAGTGCTGACATGATTTCTGCTTCCATGTCAATACCGTGCATTGAGTTAGCATCTTGAGCAGCTTCGAAAGTCCAACGTGCTGATAGCTTACGTGTCTTTGCTTCTACTGGTTGCTTCAAGATTTGAATGCTTAGTCTGTTACCTGCATTACCTTCATTGGCTGCTGTTGCACCTGCTGTATCAGCTGAAGCAACGTTGCCTGAGTAACCTTCAGCAACTTTGAATGGGCTTAATGCCTCTTCGCCTGCTGTTGTGTTACCACCTGCACTGCCTGTGAATGCGTCTGCGTAACGTACTCTCAATGTGTGGATTTGGCCTACTGGGCCTGCCATTGGTTGTACGCCAACGATTTCGTTAGCAATTACTGATGGCATTACACGGCGGATTACTGGTAAAATTACTCTGTTAAGTGTTGCAACATTACCTGATGTTGATGCGCCGGCTGTTGCAGCTTCTGCTAGATAACTTTTTGTATTTTCTAGAGTTACTGCCATTGTACTACGAGCTGAACCTGAAAGACCTTCTAGAAGTGCGTCTTTGGTTTCGCTCCAGTTTTCATTTAATAGTTCTGACATTTTTAGTCTCCTAAACTCCTTAATTATAAATTTATAATCCTGCTAACTTTTTCAAGTCAACAATGTTAGATGTAGATGCTTGTTGCTCTGTTGCACGTTCTTCCGTAACAACTTCGCGGTCACCAGTTACTTCTTTCTTTGTTGTACCTTCTGTAAGTTTGCGTTTAATACCATTACCATCGCCATTAATAACCGCTGGTAGGTATTTGTCAAAAGATGCTTTAAGTTTTTCAGTTTGAACTGATTCAAGTAAACTTTCCATTACGTCTTTCTTCTCTTTCGCCAATGGTGAAAGTAGTTGTGAAAGAACGTCTTTTCTGCTTGCTTGGTCGTTCATAATATTGATTTCACTCATTTTTGCCTCTACGAGTGCATCCTTTTCTTCAATTGTTTTATTGGCTTCAGCCAACACCTCTTCCATCTCTGAAAGTTCTTTGCTTAGCTTAGCTACTTCTGTATTCTCATTCAAATATGAATGGGCATACTCCGCGGCATATGCTTCAAATAATTGACGTCCAAAATTGTTCTCACGAGCAATCTGGATATCTTCTTTAAGTTGTGACATCTCACCCTTAATAGTTTTAGTGACAGTCTCTTCAACCATCTTGGCACTACGCTCAATGAATGCTTTCTTAAGTTCGGCTAGTTTGTCTTTTGCTTCGGCAACTAGTCTTACTTTTGTTTCAACTACGTCTTTTTTGTCTTCGTTGAATTCAACAATCTCTTCGCTTAATGCTTTGATTACGAAATCTTCTAGTTTCCTCATTGTTTGAGCTTGTGTGCCTCTATCAGCACGAAACTCACCCATTTCGGATGCTAGGTTCTCTGTTACAAACTTGTTTAAAATTTCAGCATGCTCTGTTACTGCTGTCTTATATGCTACTCGCTCAGCTAGTAATGCTTGCTTATCTTCTACAAATTCGTTGATTTCTTGTTTTAGAGAATCTGTAACCATTGTATCTAGGGCTTCGACAATCGCCTCTTTATCGTGTTCATATCTTTGTGCAAATTCTTCGCGTAACTCAGCCTTGTTTTGCTCAGTGGCTTCCGCCAACTTAGCATCCCAAGCTTCTGTTAGTTCTGCTTGAACTTCTTCAGAGATAATGTTATTTTCGATAAGTGGTTTAAATACGTCTAACATAATGTTCTCCTAAATTTTTAGGTCCTTTATGAGGCGTAAAATACTTTCTTTTAGGTATTTTTGCGCCTTTTGATTCTCACGTACTTCAGCAGCTGCCTCAAGCACTCTATGTCCGCCTCTCATGTTTAAGAGACCTTCATAAATTGCTGTTGGATATGCGTCTGGAGCACTGGGTTGTGCTACTATATCTATAGTAACGATTTCAAAATCTGAAACGTCTCCAGAGGTTTCACGAACATTGCCGCTTCCTCTGGATGAAACTCCTAATTTAACACCTGACTCTAGCATCGTTTTGACTAAGTTACCCATTGGTGTTGGCAGGACTTTAAGTTTACCATAACCGTTTGGGCCATCCATCCACATTTCTGAAACCATGTGGGAAACACGATCTAAGTTAATCTTAAGATCGTCTGGATGGTCAACTTCGCCTAGAACAGAGTTACCTTGATTGATCTGCTCATTTAAACTTGATACCGCCGTTTGGATTTCATCAACAGGATATACACGTTTATTAGCGTTCTTTACACCACCTTGGATGCAAATACCCTTCATGTATAAATTCTTGCCTTCTGAATCGGTCTCAGTTACGATACGAGCTTGGTCAAATGTCAAGTGTTCTCTTAGATAAGTCATATTCGCTTACCGTTAAACCTTCTTCATATCTGGTTCTGTGGTTTGCTGATCTACCTCAACATTAGGTTTTTTGCCTTCTGATGCGCCACCAGAGGACATTGCGCCTGGTTCATGAGCATCATTGCTTGCATTACCACCTGATGCAACAGGTGATGAACCTTCACTTGCGCCGCCTGTTGGGGCAGGCACTGGCTTTAGTTCAGCAGCTTCAGCAACTACTTCTTCTGACTCTTCTAAATCTTCGTCTGACTCAACGGATTCTTCCATTTCGTCTTCCATTTCGTCTTCCATGTCGTCCATGTCAGCTTCTTCTTCAGCATCATCGCCTTCAACGCTTGACATTAACTTGTCGAATTCTGCTTGAAGTTCATCAAATGCAGATTCTAAATCACTGATTCTTTCGTCGGTTTCTTCGTCAGCTTCTTCTTCGTCGCCTTCGTAGTCACCTTCGTCTTCCATGTCCATAGCGTCGTCAAGTTCTTCACTTGCGTCTTCTAAAGACATTCCTTCTTCGTCACCTTCAATATCATTAACAAAATCTTCTACTTCCTCGTCTGAGATTGCTTCTTCAACTTCTTCAATCTCTTCTTCGATAGCGTCAAGATCTTGTTCATCAATTAAGCCTTCATAAATTTCACGTGACTTTTCAACAACAACCTCATGGAAAAGTTCGCGAGCCTTATCTTGCTCTTCGTTGATGATATAATCTAGCAACTGTTCAAATTTATTACTCATAGCGAAATCACTCCTTTTATATATAAAAGTTACAAAATATCATCTATATTTAACAAAGGAGACTAATATTATGCTCGAATGGTGCCAAAACGGCAAGAAAAAGGGTTTTTCTGTTTATTTTTATTACATAGCAGGTTCTGGCGTTGCACCATACTGCTTTTGATATTTTTCAGCGTCTTGTATTTTTTCAGCCGCTCTTAACTCTGAAATCTTTCTAAGCTTATTAATTTGCTTTAGTGTCAATCTTGTTTTACGAGTATCTGTTTTTTTAACTATAGTTTGGTCAGACTCTGGATCATAATGACCGTCATCATCTTTCTCTTCATTTTGACCAAATAGTTCTAGTAAAATCATAATACTATTTATACAGTTGTTGGAGTTTCAGCAGGTGCTTCACCACCTTCAACACCTTCAATATCTTCACCACCTTCTGGAATTTCAGGTTCTTCTACCATTGACATATCACTTTCTAATCCACCTGGTGTAATACCAACGTTACGCATGTCTGAACCATAAACTTGTGCCGCTTTGGTGTTGCCAGTTTCTTGTTCCCACATCTCTGTGTTTTCAATCAACTCTTGTTCTGTTAGACCCAAGTAACGTGTTAACAAGAAGCGTTTGCTCATATATGGCAATTGCTCTAATTGTGAAAATGCTGAAATCTTTGTATTATCTAACTCCGCTTGTCTATATGAAGCAAAGTTTTGTGGCTCGTTAAACTTAATTTCAAAAATACTGTTGTCAATATTAACACCGCGTGTCTTTAAAAATAGTTTAAATTCATCGTCGATTGTTGACGAAACCACTGTTTGTAATCGTTTACAGTATTCATTAAATCTAAATTCTTGTATTAGTGCTGTGCCTACTCTACCATCGTTATATGCGGCAACACCTTCATCAGGTCCTGTTGGCAAATAACTTGCTGGAATACGCAATGCTCTATATAACTTGTTTGTAAAGTATCTTAGGTCATCAATTTGTCCTAAGTTCTCACCGCCAGGCAATGTTTCAACTTTACTACCACGCCCTTCTCCTGTTTGTGGAAAGAAGTAATCTTCCATAATGGAAAGAGGATTGTATGTTGAGTCCATCATCTTAGAACCACCACCTGTTGAACTTGGAATTCTGCGTTGGTGAATTTCATTTTTAACACGCTCAACAAAACCCATAGCCATGTGTGATGGCATGTTGCCTACGTCAATATAAAATACGCGGCGTTCCGGAGCACGTTGTACGCGATAGATAATAATAGCGTCTTCTAATAATTCTTTCTGTTTGTATGTTTTAAAAATATTTTCTAAAATACTGTTTCCAAACGGCCATGAACCGTCCATTTCTTCAGTTAAACTAATATGTACAATGTGGTTTGCATCAATAGCAACGGCTTTTTTACCGTATGAAAATTTTGATGCATTTGATACGTTTTCAGCAGTTTGTGATCCATTTCTATTCATAAGATTTGGAACTGTAGTACCGGCTGTATCTTTTTCAGCAGTCTGCAATGTTTCGAAATTAATTGACAAATCTCGAATTACATATTGCTCAATCTTTTTACCAGCACCTTCATCAACAACAATTTTTTCAACCTTAGCACAATCAACAAAAAACCATCGTTGTGTTTCTGGATCACGAATAAACATTTGATCGCCGTACTTTAATGTATTGCGGAATAGTTTAAAAATTTTACGCTCAAAACTTTGCAAATTATACCAATGCTTTAATTGTGTATTTAAAATTTCTGTTTCTGTTGCTGTTGCTTCGTCATGGTAATGAACTTGGAACGCAATGTTAGATTCCGAACTTTGTTGTGTGCAAAACTCTGCCAAAATATCTAATGCTGAATTTACTTCACTATCTTGATCCATTGCATCATATTGAATATAACGTTCGATACGATTAGGATGCCCTGAATAAACTTCAGGTAATACTGAACTATAGTTTTTAAATCCAACATCAGGAGTTCCGTTTCTCATCGGAACAACGTTACTGGGTTGTGTAAAATGTTTTTTCCAAGTCATATTTATAATCTTTATTCTATACTACTATTTACCCTATTTTATAATATATTCACTGTATTGTGATTATCCGTTTCCGTTTTCTTGTTCTTTAGCTGAACCCCTTGGTTGATTCGCATTGTTAGCCACCTGTTGTTGAATCACTACCTCTGCAGGTCTTT